CTCATATCCTTTTAATAGGTGGCGGAGGCAGGGCGCTACTCCTGCTATGTGACTCGGGCTTAATATGTAGGCCGCCTTCTGCCCATCGTGACCAAATAATACCGTGTATCTGCTCCCCATTCTTATTAACAATAGTATACCCGTCTGCCTCGGCTCTCCGTTGCTGATAATGCGATCTACGTTTCATCATTTAATCCGCTTCAGTGATTTGCGCCATTTGTTTTTATTCAGAGTTTTACCTATGATTTCATTCTGTGCCTTACTCCACCAGACATCAATAGGTTCTTTTAGATATGGCTTTTCCTTGTATACCCACCAGGTCCCACTTTTATCTTGAGCTATCCAATTAGCCCACTCGGGGACTTGTACTTTGAGTCCTACTTGTCGTTTCATTGCTTCTCTCCCATGATGCTTGGTTTAAAAGTAAGTACCGGTTTACATATAATGCCTTGCGGTGCTCCAGTCTCACATGCCATGCAACCTACGACATAGCCGCTAATTGTCAGTGCGCCGACTAGCGATAACAGAAAGGTTGCAAGGTATACAGCTATAATCACTGCTGTTAATCGCTCGCCCCATGGCAGGTCATTTACTTGCCGTAGTGCTTTCTTGTTGGCAAGGCACTGGCATGAAGGTTTACTACAGACCCCTGCTGTGACCTCGCCATGCTCGCCACAAATATCGCATTTTGGTAATTGGTTAACTGTTCCTGTCATTTCTGTATCTCCTTAAATTATTAACAAATAAAGGTTCTTAACGGGAACCACTCGGTATGATCAGGTGCGCTTTTTTGATCTACAATCAATGATTGCAGCAAAAAAAGGAGGTGCGCCGAAGCCCTCATACTGCTGGTGTTATTCAATGCACGGATACCGCCAGCCGACCCGCCCATGATCCACGTCCCTTAAAGGAACCCCCGCCATAGAAAGGGATTTATACCAAAATATCTAGTTCAATAGTTCCCTGAATCTCGTTCAACAAATCCCACAATTGATCTGCATTCATTTCGTTTGTACGACTCTCTGCAAGCCTATGGACTTCCAGTATGATCTCCCTGTCTGTCATTTTCTTATCCTCCATCACTTAACTCCTTTTTGCTTGCTTGATGTAATACATTATACAGGTATTTATTTCAGAGTCAACACATTAAACAACTTTCTTTGCTCCATAACAACTTTTCTTGATATAATACAGCTATGGACAAGCGACAAGCAATATTTTTGAGTGGCGGAACTCAAAAACACTTAGCTGAAGTTATTGGGGTGACTCAACAAGCGGCTTCAAAGATACCAGCAGACCTCCCTCGCAAGTGGCAGGACAGGATAGTAGGCGCACTACTTAGAAACAGACTTATCTCTCCAGAGACAGCTATTTCTCTCTTGTAAGGCGCTTCATTTCGGACCAAGCAAGCATTCCAGCGTCCCGATTATGCTCATTTGAGCGCCCTACCCAACCAGTAATCTTGTTGAAGTTCTTTGCTGGAACCTTTCCCCTTGGATGAACTCTAATAACCTCAAAACCCAGCCTTTCTATACCGTCTGCCAGTAGCTTCGCCTCTCGGATAACTCCACCCACGTCAATAGCGGCACCGTTACCATGCCAGTTGGTCTTGGTGGTCGGGACTTCTATTACGACTAGGGTTTCTCGTCTATCAAAATTATCCAGATAGTTATAAGCACTCCAGAAGTCTAGTGTCTGTAGGACTTCAAGTTTATTGGTTGTTACGTTTAATTTAGCCACACCCGTACTTGATCCTGGATCAATCCCAACTATGTGGTTGTATTTCAAAACTCAACTCCTTTAATCTCTGGATATTTACCAGACTTATCGACATGGATACCCTTCGCTGACTTCAGTACGTCTACTCTATTCAACGCCTCAATTACTGTGTCTGGAACGACTGTATCTGTTCTTGCATACCACCATGCGACTGCCTTTGTTCGTGGAAATCCATGATGCTCAAAACAGACCCACTCCGAGCAGATCTCCAGTAACCCCATCCAGTAAGTCACCCTCATACTATATTGCCCTCCCTTCTTTGTGTGTTTACTGTAGGTGGTCCTATCAACCTTATACAATGTCGCCCTACCTGTTTCATGGATGGATAGTGCGGCTGCTGTACTGGCTGTAGCTTCGTGCTTTGGCTTCTCAATGATCTCAAACTCATATCCACAATCAGCGCAAATCCTGACGTTTGCATGACATATAGCTCCACACCCCAAACAATATTTTTGTGGTGCTTCTCCACCAGACCCTCGTTTCTTTGACTTCCCCTTGATCTGGTCAATGGGACCGTGACGGTTTAGGTTTCCACTAAAGTCTAATAGAAGACAATCCTTCTTCCCTGTCTCTGGAGATAATCGTGTCCCTCTTCCAGCCATTTGAACCAATAACCCTGGACTTTGTGTTGGCCTAAGAAAAGCAATTAAATCTACCGTTGGAGCATTAAATCCTGTTGTCAGTACATCCACACCTACAAGGCATTTGATCTCAAGGCTCTTGAACCTCTTGATCGCTTTAGCCCGTTCAACCTTGGCAGTCTTTCCAGTTATACATACAGTATCGACACCCTGATCAATAAGCTCCTGCTGAACATGGTTAGCATGATCAACGCCAGAGCAAAATACGATCCACGATACTCTATCTTGACCAAACTCAATAATCTCAGCAACCGCTTTCCGCGTAATCTCATCTTTATCAAATTTCTCATTCACCTCTTTACTGATGAATTCACCCGCTCTCGTGTGAAGCCCTTGAGTATCCACGCGGTTGATGACGGGCTTACTGATCAATGGGGAAAGGTAGTTATGCTCAAAGAACCACAGCATATTCTTATCATAAATCACCTCATCAAACAATGCTTCATCCCCATCAGTCAGCAATCCTCCCTTTAGCCTAAAGTCAGTAGCAGTTAAACCCCAGATCTTTACATTAGGGTTTATTTGCTGCATCTCTTTCAAAAACTTGCGATAAATCCCAGTCTCTGTAGAGCTAATAAGGTGCGCTTCATCAATGCAGATTAGGTCGAAACTCCCAAGGTGCATAGCTTTCTTATGCACAGTTTGAATTGAGGCAAAGATCACCCGTTCATAGCAGTCACGGCGATTTAATCCAGCAGCATTAATCCCTACCTTCCCGCCCCAGATCTCCTCTAGTGTTTCAGCGTTTTGCCCCACTAGATCTACGGTATGAACAAGACATAAAACCCTCTTGTCTGTTGTTCTCTCCAGTACATCCTTAAACACAGACGCAATAACGAATGCTTTGCCTGTACCTGTTGGAAGAACAGTAAGAGCTACGGTATCTTTTGATCTGAAATGAGAATATAAAGACTGTACCGCCTCCTCTTGGTAGTCACGAAGTTTCAATGCACAACCTTACCCGCAGACAGGACTTTTCGTAAATCATCCATGGTCTCCATCTTGTACTCCACGCCATCAACTTTGGCAACAAAACCCTTCTCTCCACAATCATTGTCGTAAACCCACCACTCCAGCCACTCTTCATCATCGTTAATTAGTCTACCCAGCGCCTTCAGAAGTAGAAGAGAGCAGACGTGGGCGCTTTCTAATATCGGAGATTCAGGTGCTACCATTATTGTGGATGCTGCTTTAAACGATACCTCTTGTGACAGATTAAGATCACTTATTGCCTGTTCTACAAACTTCCATGTGTCATCACTTATCATTAAAAACTCTCCTCTCTGGGTTAGTCTTGTTTAGAGTCTCAGAACTAACAATAGTCCCTCCAAATACATCCCTTAATTCATTCAATGTTTCGTCCTTTATGACTTCTGGGTTCAGGTGCCACATTTCACTACTCTTGTAGCCTCCATCACCATTAATTGCCTCTGTTCCATCTGGCAGCAAGTACACCACACTGTTACCATTCGTATCATCGACCTCATACGGTAGTAGTGACGGGATGTATAGATGGCTGGGACACTTACTACTGACCCTCTGCTTCTCTGTAGAGACGTGAGCATTGTACTTCTCGCACCTCCATAACCCTCTATTCTCTGAATCAATCTCAGGAGTTGAGTGTAGGCACGTTCTACAGTTCACAGCTACTGATTCATTGTTCCAGCAGACCCCTCTAAAATCACACATATTACACAGGTAAAATGTCTTCTTGCCTGACACTCTCTCCAGTGGGTTCTGTGAAGTGATGATCTTGGTTGCTTTGTGTATCAACTTATCAAACAGCTCTTGATCATACTCTACGACCTCCTGATACAGTTCGTCGGTGTCTTTGTTCTTCACAAGGTAGTATGCGTAGGAGAGATTCGCCCAGCCCATGTATAGGGTCATCTGGCAGTAGTGCTTATATTGACTCTTCTCGACTCCATCCTTCTTTAGACTTTGGAAGTATTTACCCGCCATTGTCTTAAATTCAAGGATTGCCACTTTTTTAAGCACTTCCTCAAGACCCTGACCTTTTCCATCACAAGATCCTCCAAAGTGACCACCAATTACACTCCATGAAAACTGTGTTTTTGTTCCTGGAACAAATTGAGAGACATTGACCCCGACTTTCTTCAGAGCATCTATCAGTCTATCTTCTTCCAGATGTCCGGTCTGAAACAGCCGTAACAGCCTTCCATCGAACTTTCTCTCACTAGCCCATCTGAATGTATACCAAAGTTTTCGGGAACACTGATCACCGATTATAGAGGCTCCCAGATGGGGTCTATTGGTGGAATCCGCATGATCCTCTGCGTACTTGTAGATCTTCTCTACTGTATCCATGGTTGCTCCTGATTTCCAAGGTTAAAAAACCACCCCCCATCTAGTAGGAGGTGGTTGTTGTTGTACGATTGAACTCTAAAATGGAATGTCGTCGTCTTCCTTAGAGGCAGGAGCAGAGGCAGTAGCAGGAGTAGCTTTACTGTCGATCTTAGATCCATCAACCATTAGCCATTCTTTCACCTTGTTCTTATCAGGGTACGATCCACCGTCTTCAATTGACAGTTTCACAGCAAACGGAATGTCGTGTAGTTCTGTTGTGTTACTGACTTGCATCTTGCCTGTAACGTGGCAGATACTAGAGAGAGTCTGTTTTGAGATACGTTCTGCAACAGGACTGCTAGAGTGTTGCATATTCAGGAATTCAGTGAAAATGTGTCCCTGAAACGGACCCTCAACGATCTGCATCTTCAGGAGAATTCCGCTTCCTTTTGCGGTCGGTTTACCCTCACTATCCGTTATGATTGCCTTGTAAATTCCTGCTGGAGCAGCAGATGAATTAGGTGCTACGGTTGTAGCGTCAAAATTACCGATATCGGCCATGATTTTATTTCCTTTGTAGTTGTAGGGGATGGTTAAAAATTAAATTACAGGAAGATAGTCACTAAACGGATTATCAACCAAAGTGAAAGGTAACGGTTCAGTGATGCCTAAGCGATTCTTGGATACATTGGATGCAGACAGATGACAGATGATCTCACGCTCACCAGAATCAATTGCTCGTTTCTTTTCGTCCTCTCCACCCTTCAAATAGGTCTTGAGGCGGGTATGGGCCACCACATCAGCATTTCCAACATAGTGGGGTATGGATTTCTTGTGGAGGTTTGCGATAGTGTATCTCTGAAATGGGTCAGAATCTGGCAGGGTTATATCCTCTACGCCGCTATGAGCGATATAAATTACGTGCATCCCTTTTACTGTGGATAGTTTTCCAGTCCACTCACGAATCTTACGATTCTCTTCAGCCAGCATAGCGTATGCACTACCATAACCCCCATGGGATGAAGCGAATGATTTCGCCCCTGGATCAGCATCAAGGATCTCTTTCTCGAACATCGTATTTAATTGAGTGATCGAGTCAATAACGACTGTTTTAAACGCATGATCCTCTTGAGCGAGAACTCTTATTGCATCAAATACGTCTCCTGAGTTTTCAGCCAATGGAAATGCTTGTACGTTACCTCCATGTACATCCATCAACCCATCCTCAGTTGTGATGAAAATAGGGTCTGGGAACAGGCTACCAAGAGTGCTATTATGGGTAACAACAAACTCGTCAGTAAGATATAAACTGTCATCATTATCAACAACAATACACTGCTGCTCTTCTTTTCCGACAATAGAAATATCTTTAATTCTGCGAGCCATCCTGTATTTCTCATTAAGTTTCCACTGGCTTGCCTTGCGATTAAGTTTGAATGGATTGAAGTGAGTTTTAACATTAACAGAGTATTCTATGCCTTTATTTTCACTCGTTCTATCGTAGCTGCGCTTGATAGCAATACCGCCAAGAGACTGTGTTAGCCATATTAAATCGTCAGCCAGCCTTTCAGATTTTGTACTGAATGATGTGCGGTTTTTACTACATGAGCCATCAGTATCCATCAACCCAAACAACAACTCCTTGCGATCATCAACGGACGCAAACTTGTATTCATCGGGGATAAACTTATACTTAGACCGTACATCCAAGCCAACACTTTTAATATGCCGCAGTAACAGATTAGGATAGCCGCTGCCTTTACCAATAGTGTATTGCATACATCCGCCAGTGTCCCTGCCTTTTATAAAATTACATGAATCATCTAACAAAGACTCCATCCGATGTTTAATAAAAATGTCCTGCAATGGGTTACTAAACAACACGGTGCTGGCAACCAAGGACCCATCGCCAATCAATGCGCCAATTACGTATGGAGGATAGGCTGTCTCTTCACTATCAAACTTAACAGGCTTGCACAGTGGTATCTTGTACTTGAGTTGCCCTCCTTTTTTCTTGTATTTTTCCATCAACTCATACAGGGGCATAGTAATCTCGCCTTTTCTGTAGTCGATCACTGTCCACAAGTGATTGTATCCACACCGCACCTTAGAGCCGTCAGAGAGCGTCAATTCGTAAACATCCTTTACACCTTGAGGGAATATATGTGTAACTTTTGTTTTCTTTCCGTTTCTACCTACAACATAATCACCAATCTTCAGCTCACCCATGGTAGTCTCACCAGTGGGAGTTATAATTGTTGATGATATAGGTTGCTCCTTACCCGTTCCGGGTTCACCTATTACTGTCATAATGATAGGCCGCTTTTTTGGCTTACCTATCGAATCTAAACTAATTGCCATTTTCTTTCTCCTTTTTTAGCTCAAAATACTCTTTCACCATCATCCCAACAATTTCACCATTCTTCACGAGTAGCCTGTATGCGTCTTCTTCACTATGCGACCAGGTAGTGATAGCTGCTGCTTGTATCCCTGATAATGCGGCCATAATGAAAGCAAACTCTTCGGTTGATGAAAAACCCGACTCCTCTATCTTCTTTTCAACAATAGAGTGAAACTCAACATTTACGTCATAAACCAAGCGAGATATTTCTTCATCATTCATCATCAATAACCTTATACGAGATTGTAGGCTGCCCCTCTTTCTCAACAAGGCACTCTTCAACAATGTTCCTATCTTTGTCGCCTAACAAGTTAAACCCCTTCTTATTCAGGGAATATTTCGTGTTGAACACATTATTGATTGTCTCTCCATCCAGTGAGTCCATCACTCCCCCCAACTTCTTGCTGTCGATGGTTGTGTTGAGTGGACGCTTAACTGTTACCTTGTAATTATCCGTATTAGTCGTCTTGGATGACCCTACTTCTGGAATATACGAATCAGGTAGAGTTCCAATCAACTGATCACGAAGTTCAAGTTCCTCTTTCTTCCATCGTGCGAGTTGTGTAACTGCGTTCTGGTGTTGTTTTAGAATACTCATTCAATCTCCCTCTTCCACTGTTCAATGTAGCCCTTCAGGACTGTGACTATGAGATAACCCGTTGGACGATCATCCTCCTTAGCTATCTCTTTCATTCCCTCCCAGACCCAAACAGGCATCCTGATCCCGCGCATTGTGATATTGTCTTCATCTTTACTCATTTTTAATCCTCTTTAGTTCCGTATTGAGTACATACCATTATACTCTGATTGGTCTTAGTGTCAATACCTTTTTATCATATTGACAAATGAGAGTAGAATCAGTATAACGTGGTTCGTAAGTTAATTTTTATAATTTAGAGGTGTATATGGTTGATCTGGTAAAGATGACAGGAGGTAAGTTCAACGTGACTGAGTTGACAACAGGTAATGAGTTTTTGGATCGTGCGCTCTCTTATGTAAATGTAGGGTGGTACATCTTCCCTGTATGGGGTGTGACTAACGGTCAGTGTGACTGTGGGGACATTACTTGTAGTAACCAAGGGAAACACCCACACCCATCCTCCAGAACCTCAGACGGTCAGTTGGGGATGAATGCAGCGACCCTGAACCCTGAACAGGTAAAAGAGTGGTGGACGAAGAACCCCACAATGAACATTGGTTGCCACATGGAGAGATCTGGGTTAATTGCGGTAGACATAGATCCGAGAAACGGTGGTTTATTGTCGATGGAGTTATTAGAGGAGGAACATGGGCTGATTACTTCGGATGTCCTCCAGTTCACGGGAGGTGGTGGTGAACACAGGATCTTCCAACTTCCAAAAAACCAGAACTTCCCAGGTAAACTCGCTAAGGGTGTTGATCTAAAAGCGAACGGTTACATTATTGTTGAGCCATCCACGCATAAATCGGGTGGTACGTATGAGTTTGAAGGCTCTAGTGACCCTACAGATGGATGTCTTCCATCTCCATTACCAGACTGGATACGTGGTTATACAAAGTCTGACTTTACGACTGATAAGCCCAAACTCGTCTCAAAACACCTACCTTTGGAGCAAAAACAGGACTTAATAGACTGTCTACAGTTTATTGACAGTAACGACAGGGAGGTGTGGGTTAATGTGGGTAATGCCCTCAGTCCTTACAACCAAGATGGTTTTGACATCTGGGACAGGTGGTCACAAACTTCAGATAAGTACAACGAGAAGGATACAATCAGGGTCTGGAGATCATTGAAGTACGGGAGTTTTACGATCTCTTCCATCTTCCATCTTGCACAAACTAACGGATGGACAAACCCCCAGTCGATAGGTGGTAGTCCGGAAATACCTGCTGAAGAGGTTAAAATAGACGAACAACCACCCGTAAAACCGATAGAAACAGAAGAAACCACGACTGAAGAGGTGAAAATAACCCCTTTCCCCCGATTAAACAAAACAATAGACTGGCTGGATAAATACTCAACAAAATCTAATCCGGTAATCTCACTCGCGGGTTCTCTATCCATCGTTCAAGCGGCGACAGCCCGTGTCTACCGATCTGAACACTATTACAACGGTACAACTGCCTATATCGCGGTAGTCGCGCGTACAGGTGCGGGTAAGGACTACATCAGAAAGGCGTTCTCCCGCCTATTTTCAGAAGCTGGATACTCAAACAATACATCAGTGGGTAATTTTATCTCAGGTGCATCCATCAGAGACACACTCGCAGAATATCCATGGGTAATTGCGTACCTCGATGAGTTTGGAGACATGATTAAACACGGAACTCAAGACAAGGGTGGACCTGCCAGAGATAGATTATCGACACTTCGTAAAGCGTACTCTACAGAAGGTGAACTAGAAAGAACTGCGTACGCAAACAGAAACAGAGGAACAAATCTTGATTCTACGTCTCTATCCTCCCCTGTAATCGACCCCCACTTAGGTATTGTAGGTCTCACAACTAAACAACAGTTCCTCTCTGCCATCTCTGAAGGGATGTTGGAAGACGGAACAATGAACAGGTTTATCTACCTGAGTGCGGATGCCACACCCTCATACAACAGACTTCCACAGTTTGAACCTCCAAAGTGGTTAGTCACCCATGTACAAGACTTGAGAAGTGGTGGTCCCAATGTAGCCTCTACAGGTGTAGACATCCAAAGTGCAGAAATTGCGGATATGCGCCCTACATACCAAACTGTCTCTTGGGCTGAAGATGCGCTCATATACTACAGAGAAATAGGTGATGTGGAAGACCCAACCACTATTATAGGTAGTTGGTGTAAAGACTCGTCACAACGAACCCAGATGGCCGCTCGTGCGCGTGAAAACGCTATGAGACTCGCAACAGGTATTACAGTGTATGAGTCCTTCCACGAGATCACTAAAGAAACCCTCCAATGGTGTTTCGAGTTCGTCTTCCAATGTGTTAATGACTTCCACCTTATCTACCTAGAACACGCCCAAACAGACAAAAGACTCGAACAGATGAGAATCATTATTAACGCCATTGTCAAACAACACAATCTAAAGAAGTCACGCTCCGGATATAACGGTGTTACAAAGTCCGAATTAACCCTTAAAACAACCAAAAAGCTCGACAGGAAAACACGTGACACAATTATGGCAGACCTTATTGAGTCAGGAATGGTCAGTATGGACTCTGTACATAATGGAGGAGATGGAAAAGGTGGGAGAGTTGTTACGAAATATACCCCCAATGTTAAACGATGTGTGGCGTTTTTGAAGGCTGAGGAGTAGGTTTTTTAGGTTGAATTTTGGGTTGAATTTTGGGTTGAATATTGGACTGAGGAGTAGGTTTTTTAGGTTGAATTTTGGGTTGAATTTTGGGTTGAATATTGGACTGAGGAATGGGTTTTTGAAGGTTGAATTTTGGGTTGAGGAGTAGGTTTTTGAAGGTTGAATTTTGGGTTAAATGGTGTTTTTTGAGGTTTTTGGTCGGTTGAATATTAGGAATAGGTGAAATAGTAGATTAGGGTGGTTTTTGGGTGTTTTTTGGGTGTTTTTGTAGTCGATTGTGATTAGTTAAACTTATAGATAAAGAATACTTATGATTGCCATTACTAGAATTGATGACAAAAGAGATAAAATTGCCTTTTTTTGGCAAAATGAGAAGAGGCCTGTTTCCCTTAATTATTATGGGCTTACGTTCTCTTTTGTCTCTTTTATCTCTTTTTCCCCACTTCAACTATAAAAACAAACGAAAAAATACGAAAATGAATTTAATATTTAGTCAATAGTTAGGAGAGGAAAATAAGATAAAAAAGAAGTTTTTCTATTAGTATTATGGATTTATTGTTTTTCTCTTTTTGCCGAAACGTTCTGAGTTAGAACAAAATCTAGTAATGAGGATTATAAGTAAAATTTATGAAGAATTATGGGCTGATTAGTTGGGAAATGCTCCGTGTTAAAGGCGTGTTTCGTGGAAATGTTGTTCGGTTAAGTGCCGATGGATGGGAGTGCGATTGTTTCTTTTTGGAAGGGGTTAGTAAGAAGGCAGCTTTGGCGAAAATGAGAAAAGTTAGCGGGAAGAGATTTAACACTTGGGATGAAATCGAAAAAGCAGAAGAGGGGCTTTTGGATGTGGTCGTGTTTCAGTTTGCCGATGTCCGTGAGGAGGTGGCTGTGGACATGGAAGAGGAAAGGTTCTTGATTGGTGATGTTTTGGGATACTTGCCTGTACTGGGTTATCTGGCTCCTATGTCTGGAAGTAGGCCTAATACGCCGCTGGAGGCCGCTAGAGGGCTCTTGGAGGTATTGCATAGGCAAGTGGGTAGGGGTGATTCTGAGAGCCTGTTAGAGCCATTACGGGCTTCTGAGGGGGATTTGGAGTTTTCTGAGCTGTATCGTAGGCATCAGAGGGTGTATTTGGAGAGATTATTGGGGGAGTATAGTTTATAAAGGATTTTCCCGTGTTCTGCGGGAGAGCGGTGCGTAGGAAGGGCAAGGGTAGGGGTGGAATGTGTTATTCCGTGAAAACCCCTGTAGACATCGACAAAATAAGCAAGGAATCGATTTATGAGCATACCGAAGAGTGTAATTGCGGCAAAGTGTGAGAATTGTATCTACGATACGTTAAACGGGGGTAGTAGACTGGAGCAGATAGAGGGGTGTACCAGTGAGGGTACGTGTGCCTTGTGGCCCTACCGTCCACTGACGGGTAAGACCCGTGAGCGACTAAAGGAGGAGAGGATCGCTGCTATGTCGCCAGAGGAGCTGGATGCGCATAACAGGAAGCGGGAGATTGCTAGGGAGAGGTTTAGGAAGAATTTGGATCAATAAGTGTCCGTAAGTTATTGATAGCTCCTGGGGGAGAACAAATGAAACCGCTGTAGCCGCATGTATGACTGCTGTTCAGGATTTGCGGCTTTTAAGTCATTGATATGACCACGGGAAGTTTGTTCTCTATGCCCCATTCGGCATTCCGCACCGTTAAGTTGCTGATATGACCACGGGAATATGGAGTTATCCACAGCCTTTTCTACTAGCTATTCAAATATTTATGCCATTCGCATGGGAATTAACTGGAAAGATATTTCACCTGCTGACTTTTGAAACCGACAGCTTTTTCTATGGTCTTTTTTTGAAACTGATCTTTTTTTGAAACTGGTCTTTTTTTGAAACTGGTCTTTTTTTGAAACTGATCTTTTTTTGAAACTGGTCTTTTTTTGAAACTGATCTTTTTTTCATACTGATCACTTTCTCAATGTTTTTCACACACTGGTCCAGATTGTCGACACAAAACCAACTGAAACAGTGTGTCAAATTAATGACAGGGTAAAATGGTCAGGTAAACATTCAGTAATATAAGCGAATGAATAACCATGTGAATTGGTGCGCTACTGTATTGGGTACTCGTATATATATATGAGTCAAAGACTATTTAATTATTTTTTACTTTATTGTTGACATTGTTTCAAAACGGTGTATAGTAGTAGGCATGGATTGACCACCCATCTCGTTATACCGAATTTTCCGGCATGGTCAACCGATTTAATGGAGCTAGGAGAATAAAATAATGAAAATCTACAAAAAACAGTCGGTCAATTTCATCGACCTACAGACAAGAATTAAGGAATTGTATGTCGAGATGGGTTCACCATCAAGATTCTCAGAGGGAGAGACACGCCGCACCACAACGGGTGACTACGAAAACGAAACTTTCTCTTTTGATTCTGTGGGTTATCTTGCACCGAGCCTCAATAGTGACATTGAAATAGTGTTAGATCCAGTCGATGGCCTGGGTGTCAGTTACTACTACGCTACTAAAGAATGGAGCGACTTTACCAGTGCGGCTATGGATATAGTTCGAAAAATGCTGGATTGCTGGACACTGGATAGCGTAGCAGAGAGCGGAGTTTATGCCGTGTCTATCTCAGATGGCGGTACAGACCAGCACGAAATAGAGGACTATATAAACTCCCACCTACTAGACATCATCAATACAGACTGGAATAGTGGCGATGATCTCGACGCGGATAAATATATCAGTACGGCGTGCGAGGCGCTTGGTTGGGCTTCCGTGCCAGAAAGCGCGAGTTTGTCGTTTGATTTTGAGTGGAGTGGAGAATAAAACAGTGAACTACGCACAACACTTTGACAAATTAAACCCAAAGCATTCGCCGATTGTCAACACTGACTATTATCGCTGGCTCGGTGGACATTATAACGATAACAGTATCACAAATATTCTCGGTTATTTAAACGACCGTTTTGGATTTGTGAAGGGAATCGATACCATTAATTCCAGGTCGATTGAGACTCACAATTATATCAGTGATCTCTATTTTCGCAATGAAATAGCACCAAAACTAAAAAAGAGGATAAACAGTGAAATATCAAATTGAAATTAAAACAGATAATGCGGCTTTTGACGATTATCCAGGGCTGGAGGTTGCCCGGATTCTCAAAGATCTTGCAGGTAAAGCAGAAGCAGGTTACTCGCTGAATATTCCGCTGTATGATCTTAACGGTAATAAAGTAGGGTTTTGCAAGATGATTGAGTCATGAGTAACATCTTGATGCTGGCTTTTATATGGTCAATTCTGGCCTATATAATAATTAATGGAGTAATGTAAAATGAATAAAACAATAATTGAATTCACAAGTGATGATCTAATAATGTTGCG